CTGTCGCTATCAGTGCCATCTCCATCAAAAACGTAAGCACCAGAACCGCTGTTTGTGACTGCAAACCGCTTTACTGCTGGCGGCGAAAGTACATCCCAGACGCCTAGAGTGCTGTCGTAAATAAACCCATTAAAGGTATCGCCGTCTGACGGAGAGTTAGGAAAATTCATTTATCACCCCGTAAGCCGCATCATGGTTATGTGAGCCTCAAGAAGTTTGGCTTTCGTGCTTGAGTATGTTGACGTGGCCTGAAAAAAAAGCGAGTGTGTAGTTTGCCTGTCCCAGATAAAAGTGAATGGGATGTATATGTACTCCGATGCTGAACCCGCCCCAATTTGAAACAGATCTAAACTAGATTTAGCCCAGCCGCTGCGTAGCTGTATGTAAAATTCTATTGATGACCCAAGGTTAGACCGTTGAAAGTGAGCGGAGCCATTCACAAGCCACTTGCCGGTAGGAATATTGTCTATGTACCCGCCCTTCATTACTCCACCTTGGCTTGTTGTGTTACTCAGGTAAGAAGCCATGGTGATATTAGTTGGGTTATCTGACTCAATTATCCAGTCGTTTGGATTTGGAACAAAAAAATTGTCGCCGCTAGTACTGTTTTCCAAATCAGTGTTACTAGACGTGCCCGAAGAGATATGCAGATATTTAGTATCGTCAAACGACAGCGTTCCCGAGCCGTTGGTTTTTAAAAACTGACCGTCAGTCCCGTCTGAGGTTGGGTAAGCGATACTTGCCGCTGTCATGCTGGACGCAGTAATTGCGCCAGTACTAATTGCGTTGGTTGTCGTCGCGCCGTTGTCTGTTACCGAGTCAAGATCAGTAGCGACATCCCCGAATGACAAGTTGCCCGAGCCGTCTGTTTTTAGGAATTGTCCCGACGTGCCATCTGATGATGGGTACGCAAGACTGTTCAGACTGCTGGCTGTAAGACCGGCAACAGTGACGTTGTTCGTCGTAGTGTTCCCGTTAGACGTAACGGCCTGCAGGGTGCCGACCGAAGTCCCAGTTGCCTGAAACTGCTCCAGAATGGGAGCGCCTGCAGCTACCCACTGATTGCTGTCACCGTCCTCATAGTAGACGTACATGACGCCGTTGCCCTCTGAGAACCAGAGGTCACCGTTTGTGGGGGAGCTTGGTTTCGATGTGGACACCGTAACCGTAGCGCCTTCAGTAATCGTCGCCCACGCGCCGTCTTGACGCACATACTGGTTCCCATCGTTCGATACGGAACCCGCTGCGTCTTCCAGCTTGTCTGTATTTAAGTTGGTGAAGTTAGAGTCCACCTCTGTGTTAGTCAGAGGTGAACCCTTTCCACTCCGCGTGACTATGGTAGCCATGCTAGTTCCTCAGATTAGGAAGCTGAGACCGTAATAGTCCAAGTAATGGTCATGCTGTCGTCAGCGGCCTTGGTCACAGTGCCAAAGACCGTGCGGCAGAGCATGGTTCCTGCTGAAGAGGCGTTGAAGAGACCGGCTTCAGTTAATGAACCAGTTCCGTCGCCTGCGGCCCAGCTACACACGAAGGCAATTGCATTGTCTGTAACTGTTGTGCTGGTCAGAGCATTTCGATCCAGCTCAGTACCGAGAGCAGTGTCAGCAGCCGCCGCAGCAGTAGAGCCAGTGCCCACTGCCATGTGGCTCATTACGTTCTCGCTAGTACCGCTCATGCGAGATGCAATGAAATCCAGTCCAGTGTCGACAATCAGGTTTTCAACCTTCTTCTCGTCTTTGATATTTCCGTCAGGGCCACGAACTACAATGTCCAGTGTTCCCTTCGCTTTGAGTCCATCGATGATCATGGCTTATATCCTTTAGGTGAGGGTTCGTTTGACTCCGACAAAGTCGTCGCTGAAATAGTCAGTGCTACTAACGTAGCCCTGAGCCAGAAGAACGCCCGTGTCGGAGCAATTGGCGGGGTCTTCTAGGGTCTTGGAAAATGCGGCGGCGTAAGCATCCGCTGCATCGAAAGTGTTTGACTTGTTGACGCCCAGCGAGAAAACAGCGGCGTCTGAAGCGTTAGCCGTGTTACTCGGATTAATGGCATTCGCTTCTTCGAGCAGGAACGCATCCGATATGTCAGCGGTGTCAGCAACAACCTTGGAGATCGACTTGGCAAACACGTCGGTAACCGAAGGTGTTTCCGTCCTGACAAGAGACAGAGAGAACACAGTGCTTTCACTAACCTCTGCCGTGTTTCCTGTCTGCAGGCCGGTGCCAAAGTTTTTCTCAAGCAAGAGGAGCGGGCTGTCAGCAGCGTCCGCGCCATCCGACTTAACCAAGCTGGGTGCTTTGCCTACCTGCTCTGATATTGACGGGGCTTCGCTAACCGCTTTGCTGAATGCATACGCCTGGGAATCCGTTGCTGACGGGCTTTCAGAGACGGCCTTGCTGTAGCCTAGTGCCGCGACATCGGTGACGCCTGCAGTGTTTTGCGGCCTGCGGTTTAGGCCTTCTTCGATGCTAGTAGCTAGAGAGTCAGAAATAGTGACCGAGTCAGAGAATGATCTGTTGTAGGCCATAGCCCTGACCAGAACGTCGCTCATTCCAGCGGTGTCTGACAGAGCTTTACCAACAACAAATACCTGTGCGTCGGTGACGGCGGGCGTTTCGCTGGGATTCTTGCCAAACGCATTTACATATGCGTCAGAGCTGGTAAACGAGTCCGTTACAGGACGGCTGAAGGCTTTGGCCGGTACGTCGGTTAGGGCGCCGATGTCAGAAAGCTGCTTATCAAAACCGTAAGTCAAGACCTCCGCAAGGCTCGGCGCTTCGATCAAGCCCTTGCCAAAATCCTTGGTAGCTATGTCTGACACCGTGCCCATGGACACAACTTCGGAGACGTTCTTGAACAAGTGGGCTACGTAGAGATCAGAACTGCCTGCTGAATCAGCAATGGCTTTGGCTACAGCAAGGTTGACCAGCTCTTGGAATGCAGTGCTGTCAAAGAATGTGCGAACCGTTCCGGTCAGCAGCGAGCCAGAGTCTAGGTGAACATTGGTCGCAACGAGCCTGCTGACTTCTACGTCAGGCGCAGACAGCTTTCCTTGAGCCGCCATGGCCCGCAGTAAAGCACGTTGTATGCTTGCACGAATCATCCGAAGGCTTCTCTTACCTTCAGCTTGAGCAGGTCATTAACGGTCTGAATCTCTCCGCCCTGAAACGTGGCTTCGATCTCAGCCTCAAAAACGCCTGCCGTATCGAGAGTTCCTGTCGGGAAGTCGGTACTCGCCACCCCGCCCTCGGCGTCTGTGACCGTCATGGTGAGTGTCGCTTTGACCGTGGACGCGCCGATCTCTCTGATTCTCAAGCGCACGGTCGCGCCATTAAGGTCAATCGGTGCCCATGTAGACGAGTCTTCTGGGTCAAGGGTGAGGCCAGACGCCGCCTCAGAAGCGTCCTTGAGCGTGACCACAACACGCGGAAGCGTGTCGCCCTGAACCAACTCTAAAGTGTCGGAGTACGCCATTAGATAAACGCCCTCGATTTAACAGTTAAAGATCCGCCGCTGTAGCCGTACTTCACTTCGCGAGTGACCTGACCAACTCTCTGATCAAACAAAGCCTTATTGGATTGAGCCGCGCCCATATTTGACCAAGGCTGGTTGGTCATCATTTGCAGGCGGTATATCGCGCCGTGAACAAGCGGCTCTTTGTATTCCTCACCAATCGTGTCGGGAATGCTGGTTGAAGATGGAGACGGCTTGACGGAGTACAGAACTTTGAGCGTCTCTCGCTCAGAAGGAGTAGGTGCTAGATAGAAGACCGTGTTATCCCGCTGCGAGTAATACTTGGGCTTAGCCTGATGTGTGCCGTCTCCGGTCACCTGGAGCAATCTCGTGTAGGAGACGGGCGACAACGAAGTTTGGTCTCTGTATACATCGATGATGTGATTCAGCTCCGTGGCCGTTGGGATGCTGACCTCGTACTCCGTAATGTTCGGAATCACCAAGAAGTCTTCCGGCTCGGGCCGATAAATGTCCGTCTTAACGCAGAACTCAATTGCAGCTTCACGCAACGAGCGCTCAACCAAGAAGTCGGGCGCTCCATGGGCCTCTGGCCTGACAAACTCTGCAATCTCCAGATAACGCACTATTACGCCCTCTGCGCGTTGCGGTCAGGGTTGTTTGGTCTTGGATCTGTTGCCGCATCAGCGCGTGTCTTGATCCCCAGAGCATTCGCAAATGACTGGTAGTGCATCATCGAACGCTCAGCGTTGCCTGCGTACTCGCTGTCCTTTTGGTATGCGCGGTACAAAACGTAATCGAGCAAAGCGTTAGCGTAGATGTCGTCCAGCGTGATCGTGGTGGTATCAGTGCTGAAGTTAGAAATAGATATGTCCGCTGGCGCAGAGCTGACCACGATTTCCAACGTAAAGCTGCTTGTGGCATTCGGATAGACGTAAAAATTCTTGGGGTTACCCGAGTCGTAGACGAAGTGCTCTACTTTCTTCGTACTATCAGCAGTAGCGCTGTGCCAGTTTGGTAGAGTCTCATCCAGTATCTTTCTGTCTATCTGAGTGACCGCACGGCCACCTACGTTGCGAACAACATCAATCAGCCGCAGGTGAGCTGCTTCGAGAGTCTGCTTGCTGCCAGCCGCGCAAGTAAAAGTTGTGTTACTGGTGTTGGCGTCAGGCCGGTGGAGAACCACCTCGCGCTGAGAATCATTGAAGAACTTCAGAAGCTCGTCATTTGGGAACCTGACATTAGAGGTGTCCTGAAGAATGATGCTGGCGCGATCCAGCACATCTACGACTTTAGTCGTTGCCATCTACCGGCTCCCACTCGATCACTTCGAGGTCTGGATTGTTTGCAAAGCCCTCGCTGTACGGCCACTCGACACCAGTGACGATGTTGCGAAGGGTTTTAGGAATTCGTTTCGGCAAAACTTTCTCAGGCTCCTTGCCGTTTTTGCGGAGCCGATCTACCTGATCCTGCATCGCGTCAAGAGTCATCCGACGATCAAGAGTGACGTCGAACTGCTCTTTCGCTTCGATGTACAGGTCGTCCTTAACGGTTCGTGCTTCTTCCACGCTAATCTCCAGTAAGAAGAAAAGGGGGAGGAAACCCTCCCCCGTCAGTCCTTAGACCTTCCACTTACCTACAGCGAGGCAGTCAGGAGTTACGACCTTGCGACCGTATACTTTCAGACCACGCACACCGTCGCCGAAGGTGCTCTCAAGGCGAACGGTCTCAGTGTTGGTGAACTGAGAGGCGAACGTGATTGCCTTGGGATGACCCGCGAGAACGTGGGTGTAAGTAGCATCAGTACCTGAAGCTGGGGTGTAGAGCAGATTGCTCTGGTAAACCGTAAAGCGGTCTACCTGACCCACCTGACCGTTGCGGAGAGGTGAAGTGCCATCACCAGTCAAGTACGCCTGACGCAGTTCGCTCTGCTTGAGCAGAGAGATCATGCTGGGCGGCAGAACGATGTAGCGTCCCTCTTCAGGGATGTTCAGCTCGTCCAGATCCTTTGCAATTTCAAGGATGTTTTCGAGGATGTTGGCCGCAGTAATCGTAGTCTGAGCGCCCGTAGTGGTTGCACCAGTTACGACGTTAGCCAGGACATCCGTCTCGACAGCGATGCGCATTGACTCTGCAGCGTCAGCAGAAGCTTCCGCCAGCATGTCAATATCGCCCTGAGCACCAAGGATGTCGTCTACCTTAAAGGCATAGCTCTTGGCCTGATCGATCAGGAGCTCGACAGTGCTGGTGGTCAAATCAGCGTAGCTGATTGAGCCAGTGTAGTCGGCAACCGTTACGTTGGGCACGGTTCGGATGTGAACCTTATCGCCCTGACCAGAGATTTCACCCTCATATTCGGTGTTTGAGATTGCCGGAAGAACAGAAGATGCGTAGA